CTGAAGCAGTTCTCCATTTTTGTTTAGTCCATCTATCAAGACTCTTTTGTTGTTTCTTCTTTGCCATATCTAACTCTTATAACCTCCACCTTTAGCCTTGTATTGCTTTGCAAGCATCTGTGCCTTTCTAGCAGACCACTGTCCAGGTTTCCCACCTTTGCTACCAGCTTTAATTCTTTCAAATAAAGCTTTTCTCATACCAGGCTTTGTATAATTACCTGCTGAGTTTACAGAGCTTTTCTTTTTAGCCGCAGGTTTTCTTGCAGTTGTCTTTTTACGTGTTACTTTCTTGGCCATTATTTCAGAAGTTTAAGTTTCTTAAATGCATTCATCTGTGCTTTCTTCCCAAGCTCATTTATATGATATAAGTAAACACTGTTCTTTCCATGATTCTTACCACTCATAAGCTTACCCTTAGCATCCTTATGCATATGCTTCCCCCTATAAATGCTTCCATCCTTTTTAAAATGCGGTACACCTTTCATAGCTATTTCTTTTTTGTTGTTCTCTTTCTTGTTGTTTTCTTAGCTGTACTCTTTTTAGATGTTGACTTAGTAGTAGTCTTCTTCTTTCTTGCACCCTCTCCTGACCTACCTCTATTAACACTAGGTTTCACAAATCGCTTAGTCTTGTGATCATAGTCCTTGTTCACTATGTCCTTGCCATCTGCTTTTGCTTTGTTTCTTATCCTTTTAAGTTCTGCACGTTTCTTTAGCCCTTCCTTACTTGTGCTACGTTTTACATCTTCTTTAAGTTTCTTTTTATAAGAGGCTTTCCCTTTTGCAGACTTGTAGTATTTCATAGTCCTTTTCATACACTACTTCTTTTTGTCACAAGATTTTTTTTCCTGACACTTTTGTTTAAGCTTTTCTATTCTTTTTTTCTGCTTTTGGATAAACAAATCAATTATTTCCATGTGCTCATTTTTTTCCTGTACAGTCATAACATATGATTTTATTCAAGTAATCTAAGTTTATTATTCAGTATATGATGTATAGATTCAATTGCACCTACAGCACCATTAAGACTTTCTTGTGTTTCAAGGTCACGTTCACGGGTGTACTGGTTTAGTTCTTTTAGCTCCTGAGTATGTTTATCTATGAGCTCTCTTATCTCTTGCTGTCTTTCTAATCTTTCTGTTCTAAGCATTGCTTTTTCCTCCTTATACATTTTTAGTAGCTGCCAAATGACAACACCACTTCCTATTACAAGAGGAGATTGCTCTGCAAATCTTTGTAATAAAATACTTGCATCCATTTTAATATGTTTTATATAAAGTAGTCATATCTGAAAATATAATATCTTGAGTTTTTGCTTGGTTCCATTCTGCTGTGACCATTAATGTGCTTGCTACTGTGGTATCTATTGTTTGTACATCAGAAAATACAAAGCCTTCTAATGATCCTGTATTCCTATTGTAGGCAAAGTTGCCATTGGTAAATATCTGCCCTGCAGCTCCTATTGTTCTAATTGTGAAATCTATCTCAATCTCCCAAGCTAAAGCAGTTACAGCCGATAGAGAAATTAGACCGGTAGATGCTAAAACTGTTGCACCATCTTTTATCCTAATAGTAATTTCATCGCCATTTTGTGCGGATATTGTTCCTCCAACTTTTGCATGATAAGAATCTCCAACTTGAAAAGCATTAGCAGGTACACTTAATGTACCTACTCCTGTACCAAGTAAATCAGTTTCTGTAGTTGTATTAGTAACTGTTAGTCCTTGAGCTGTCTGAGAAAATAAACCAAATAACCCAAAGCCTTGCGCACTGTAATTAGGGTGTAGAGTAATTGTTTTTGCCCCTGTTGATGAACTTACTAACAAAATATCTTCAGATGTAGTATCATCTCTAAGCTTCCAACTTGTAGCATTATTTGTTTGAGTATTCCATATAAAACTACCACCTGTAGAATCTATCTCAGGATTAATAGTTTGGTCAAACTGTATCTCACTGTCTACTTTAAAGATTAAACCTTTTAGCCAATGTCCGGCTGTTTTTATAACTGTTCTTAAAACCATATCTTTTTATTCAGGGAATGGTATTCTCCATTCATTGTTATCTAATGCTATTAATATTTCTTCGTGGTTATATTCTTGATAACCCACAAGTTCAGAATGATCTTCATGATCTTCTTCATGTAGTTTTATTACAATCTTTGTTTCTGCAAGATTACATCTTTGCTTTTGCCCTGTCTGTACTACATACTGCATAATAGCATCTTTGTTCGGGTCATCAGCATTTATTATAAAGTATCTATTGTGTGCCATATCTAAGGACAGTTTGTTGTTAAATCATCAGACTCCATGTTTCTACTGATAACAGTATTTCTACCTGTTTGATCAGGCACTTCCCACTCACTACCATTAAATTTGCTTCTACCAATATCTAAATCTAAAATTAAATTAGTGCCTTGTGGAACTGATGTTTTATTTGTAAGCTCTAAAATTTCAGCAGGTGTTAATACTAAATTCCATACTCTCATACCCTGCAAGTAATCTACTGCATAATTACCTAAATCAGGAAAGCTATTTATTGTCACAGGTTCAGAATTTATTATTGTTCCTGATGTTATAGGACCACCTCCTAAAGCTGGTGTAAAATTTGGTTTAGATGTAGCAACACCATTTATATAAAAAGTAACACCTGCATTTGTACCACTACCATCATAGGTTACAGCTACATGATTCCATTGGTCAAATACTACACCTGTATTAGAATAGGCATCCAAATATCCCGAAGCTGCCTGCCTTAACTGAAGTCTCAAACTACCATTAAGAGGACTAGATGGGTTAAATCCTAAGAACATAAAAAACCATCCTCTAGGAATACTACCATTCCATTTAGATATCCCACCATTTAAACCTACTGTAGCACTCTGAGGAAATACCCAAGCATCTATACTCCAACTGTCTGTCCACTCAAAGCTAAAATTAGAGGAAGGTGTAACTAACAAGTCTTCATTTACTCCATCAAAGAGTAATGAGTTGCAATTTGACTTAACAAAGCTTAGTTCCTGTATTTTAACTAATTGCTTAATTATCATAATGAATTATTATTAAATACACTTATAGCTTTCCAATAAATTGTTTTATTAAGTTCTCCTGTGACTTTAATATCTATAGTTCCTGTTCCAGGTTCAATAGAAACACTATACCCAGAAGCACCTGTATCTTCTGCTATAAGTTCATCAGTTACTGTATCTACTAAAGTTGTAACTCCCCCTAGTTGTTTTATAGCTCCTCTAAACTCATGTACCCAAACATCACCAATAGTGCCTGCAGAACCACCTGTTTGCATAGCTGAAATTCTTGTAACAAAAGATTCTACACTATCATTATCTACAGTTTTTGAAGTAGAAAGTGTTAGCTGTGTTGCATCAGTAGTTCTTTGTTGTTGTACATATCCACTAAATATAGTAATATTAGTACTACTAGATGTTATATTTAAACCTTCTCCAACCGATAAACTTTTAAACTGTAAGTCTGTACCTACTTTAGCTCTAAAAATGCCTTCTCCAGAACCTACATTTGATGCTGTGTTTACTTCTCCACTACCGCCTCCTCCGCTATTGACATATGTTTTCAAATCACACATACTAATTACTCCTGCTTGGTATTGAGGATTAGGTTTAACACTTGGTTTTTTAAAATCAGTAAGAGTTGATAAAGGTATGTAGTCCTTGCAATTTGGATTTTTAACAATTTTTTTCCTTTTTAGAAGCCCTAGTATGTCAATTAGTATATTACTCATTTCTATTAATTAAATTGTGCTAAATATTCATTAATCATTGTTATGTATTTATCTTTTCTCTCTTGTGTAAATACATCATCTGTTGGTATCAATGGTAAGTAGTTTTGTATTGATGTAATAGCTCCAGTCTGAGCAAATGCTAGTATATCTCTAAACTTTACTAATACTGCTTCACTTTGCTCTGGTGTTATATCCATAACTCTATTATCTTCAACAAAAATATAAATAATGTGGCTTCCAAAATCCATATCCATGTCTAATCTTTGCTGTATTGTAGGAGGAGTATAAGCTTTGTAAAACTCTGCTGTATATCCAACCCCCAGAGTATCGGCAAAAGCTTGTGCATCCTCTAAGTTTGCAAATTGTTTTACTAAAGACCATTGATCTTTATATATTTTATAATAGTCCATTAGAATTTGATTTGAAAAAATTCGTGATAATTATTTTCTAAGAAGTTTGCTGAAGGAAAAGTAATCTGATCAGGCATAGTTGGAGAATAACTTATTGTAGCTGACTCCATTAAATTGTAAAATCCTGTCATATCTGTAAAATCACCACTAAACTTATTAGTGCTCCTGTGTTTAAAAAGACCCGTCAATTGCCCTGTTGAATTACTATCTCTAAACGCTACACAATATAATCCTGGATCTAAAGACTGAGGTGTAGTATAATTTTGTGATATAACACCTGTAGCTGTTATGTTAATATCTAACTGTTCTGTAGCTTTATCCCAAATATCATTAGCATAATCATATTTATATAATGCCAAATGTAATGTAGCTGTGCTTATATTTTGCACCTGCAATACAATACCTGTAGTATCAACATTACCTTTTATAGGAAAAGGGATACCTCTAAATTTAGTAGATGTTTGTGCAACTCCTGCTGTTAATGCTGAATTTCCGTATGCTAAAAAATTATATGATGAATTTTTTATTTGTGGAATGTCTGAACCTCCACCTCCACCACCACCTGAAGTTGTTTCTTGAAACCCTAATTTTAATAAAGGGTTATATTTTTGTGTAGCCATATTATGATAATTCTATTTTTGTTACATAATAATCTCCAGCACCACTTAAAGTATAAGTAAAAGTTTCTGTAACAGATATTCCTAATGATGCGCTAGAATAAACTATGCTTGTAACCCTTCTTAATGTAGCATTATCAGGATCAGCATAAGTAAAATCTTGTACTAAATCATTTGATTGATTTAATAACTCTTGTTGTGCACTAAGTTTACTATAATTTCTAGCAAATCTAGTATTTCTTTCTATTTCTGTTAATTTATTAAAACTCATAATTGTTATTTTTAATATATTCCGTTTTCTACAATTTGTGTGTAAATGTTCTCTAAATCAACTGTGTAATAAGACTTTGCTAAAAAACCATCAGCAGAATGCATCCATGATGCTAATGCTGCATCATTAGCATTAATATATGAGTCTAACATAAGTTGTATAGAACCAAATAAATCTACTCTATTAGCCACAGATAACTCATAACCCATAGATATCTTTGCCGTTGATATTCTAATTTCTCTTGTATTTATAGATATTTCCGCATGTTGCATAAAATTGTTAGCGTCTTCTTTCTCTGTAAATACTTGTTGTCTCAGTAAAGAATCATTTATAATCATTCTTTTTGATAAACACTTTTTCTCCTGCTCTGTACAGTTGTTCCATTTGTCTGTTTCTGTCTCCCCTGGCTTTGCTTCAAACAGTATAGCCATTTCTTTAGTAGCTCTTACATAGTCTGCTGCATAACCTCCATACAAATCATTGTTTACTATGCTAGTAATATCAAACCAATCTACTAGAGGGATGTCGCTATATTGATATGGATACACACCGCTTACTGTTTCATTAACAAAAGGAACGCCAATATCTTTTCTGTATAAGTCCATGCTTAAGGTTTTTCATCAGATAATGTTCTCCATTTACTTACTGTTGAATCATAGTAAATAATTGCCGAACTATTTTGACGCAGGTTAAAAGTTGTAAGCTCAGATGGTAATATTCTATTATCCGCTAAACTACTAGAGTTGTTATTTAATAAACCTAAATTAAAAGCTGAGTTATTGAACAACACTTTAAAATCACCATGATAGGTTTTTTGGAATCCGCTAATAAATCTTGCAGTTGTATCGGGTTGAATATAAATCAATTTGGCATTTATCCATCCTGTTGGGTTATAATTATTTTGTGTTGAACTTATTGCCGGAGGCTGTATGATTGTGTATACATGCCCATATAACGGCACAAGAGTCTGTATAACGCCATCAAACTCATCTTTGGCAGATATACTACCATTCTGAAGTAACGTCTCTAATTCTTGATTGTCGGCAATGTCAGACATAGCAAAGTTGCCATTAGTGGCATCAAACATATCAACATCAACAGCACCAACAGCCAATACAAAATTATCTAAACTGCTGATAGTTATCGGTGATCCTGTAAGATTACTTATTTTAAATTCTGCAAACTGTATCATACTTTAGTTATTTGTACATTTGCTTCAAAAATTCTAGCTGTACCACTACCATCATTTGACAATTGTATTTCAATAGTATTGTTGCCTGCTGACAATGTTACCTGTTTACTTATATGCCCATAAAATATTTCACTTGAGCTTATTGGTTGTTTTTTAAATTCTTGACTAAAAACATTGGTAGTGTTGATTTGTGGATTTACAACAACACGACCGCTTGTTGATGTATTAAAACAAATATAACTTAGCTCAAACCAATAATCCCCTCCTGTTGCACTTACAATATTACTTATCTCTGTACCTCCCTGCACAAAGGTAAAGTATTCTATATCTACAGCAGTAGCATTGTCTATTGTTTCTGTACGCTCTAGGTAGAACTGCTCAACAGTAGCACCACCACTAGCATCTATTGTAATCTCATCTGCTGATCCGGTTAGGGTAATATTAGTGCCCGCAACTAAGCTTTTAAACTCTAGGTCAACACCTGTCTTCTGTGCAAATACTCCTTCACCTGCACCTAAGTTAGAAGCTGTATTAGCTTCACCTGATCCTCCGGGAATACTTGGTGCTGTCAGATATGCTATAGAATCTACTTTAGATTGTAAAACACCATCAATCTTAACTAAAACCTTATCATTATTTACCGCATCTAGTATAGATACAGCAAAAGCAGAGTTGACTTGCTGATACTGAAATTGATCAGTAATAAACACCTCTTCATTAGGAAGTATGTTCAGTGTCAACTCCTTTATAAATATAGTTTCTGATGGACTAGAAACATTAACTAATGTGACTATAGCAATACTCATTTACTATTTTTTTCTATTCATCTTGTTAGTCTTAGCTCTCATACCTCTCTTAGGGTATTTACTCTCACCTCCCTTCATCATTTTCTTCATCATCTCCATGCCTCCCATAGCTTTATCAAGCTTGCCTGTCATAGTAGCTTTAGTCATCATTTTTTCTGCACCATACTTCATTTGTTGCATAGCATTCATTGACTTGTCTTCACCACCCATTTGCTTATAACCTGCTGCTTTTAGCTTGTCAAACAAAGCTTGTCCACTTTTTTTCATGCCTCCTTTCATCATCTTCTTCATTCCCATTTTTTTCATGTTTTTCATTTCTTTGATTTTTTCATCTTAGATAATGTGATTGCTAGTCTGGCACGTTGACCAGTCTTAGTGTTTTTTTTAGCTTGTTGGTTTAGCCAGGTTTTTTTGATTGTGCCGTCTGCTTTCAGTGCACCTGCTCTTTTTGCTGTAGCTTTAAGAGAACCAGGTTTCTTTATTGCACCTTTTATCCATTTCTTTTTTTTCATGGCATCAACCATTTAAAAAACATCTTAATGTATTCCCATGTCTTACATAATGAGAATGTCCATATTTCCCAAAGAATCTTTCCTATTATCTCTTTTGCTTTCATAATTGTTTTTTTAAAGATACAAAAAATAAAAATACTTATCAATTGTTCTGTATGTATAATGTTATTTGATATAAAAGTTCTGTAAATTATCAAAGCTTATCCACTTGT